CCGATGAATGGTTCATCCCACAAATGTTTGCTGAATGCATATTGAAAGTGCGCGCTCAATCCGAAAATGTTAAGCCCGAATGGGCTGATACATACAACAGTTTCGCATTACCCGGTGCAATCACTTTCGGTAATGACTTTGTTGAAGAGCATGTTCGTAGTGCAATCAAACCTTCTAAGTTAATACCGGAACTAAACTCATACATCAGCGACTTGTCATCACTTACTGAAGTTTTTGAAACGCGCCAAGAAATAGTTCCCGGCTACAATCCAGTCGGACCTCTAATCTTTGTTCGTGCTAAGATAAGTGATATGAGAAAAGAAGCGCGTCAGTCGGAATGGGACCCAATAGGTCATGACTACTCAATGAGTCTAACTTCCTTTGACCTCGCAAGAACATTCAATGGTGGCCTTCGCCAAAACCTACCGTGTTATATCCACGGACTACTCGGTGATAAAGGACACCCATTTGATTATGCAACAGAAGAAGGTTGGAAACCATACGCTGTAAAGTCAACCGTTATTGTCTTTGGACGATTAGCGGTGCGCGCCACAGACGATGGGCCAACACCTTCTATCAAGACATTCGGTGTATTCGCTGTTCCAAGACTTGCTATCCCAGCAGGTGAAGGTGGCGAAACATCAACAAGCCAATACGGAGAGTAATATATATGCCAAACCTAAATGATTTAAAGAAAGAAGCCAAGAAAGAAGAACAAGCATTTGACCCAGCAACAGGACAGACTGTTCCAGTTGTCTTAGTTGAAGAGAAAACAAGTCAGCGTGTCAAACCAATAGCCCAATCAGTATGGGATGAGATAGTTAGCGCAGGTAAAAATGTGCCTAACAACATGATTCTATGCGGTCTTGTCGGACCGGAAGGAGTTGGTAAGACAGGTATTGTTCTTGACAGCATGACTGATGAAGAAAAGAAGCGCGGAGATGTAATCTTTGTTCTTGACTTTGACGGTGGAGGACAAACAACTCGCGTAACACATCACAAAGAACACGCTAACAATATCCGTTGTCTTAATCCAAATGTGATGTTTGAAACATTTGATGAAGATGGGGAGATTCGTGAAGCCATTGACTACCCAGCGACACACAGGAGAGTTATGAAGATTGGACAAACACTTGTTGATTGGGCCGCTAACCCCGGTGACAAACCACGACTACATTCAGTCTTGTTCACAGCAATTGACTTGTGGGATGAAGTTGCAAAGAACTGTATGTTCATTGAAGACTTAGGAACTGCACCCGATGGTATCGGTGCTAAGGTCAAACCGCATGAGCAAGTTGGACTAAGATTCAATTGGCAAATACGAACTACTCGTTTTCATCAATTAACAACTATCGCAAGAACCTTAATGTCGCTTGGAGTTCGCGTCTATTTTGAAACACACTTCAAAGATTTACAAGATAAATCCGGCACAGTCATTGGTAAGAAGGCGGCATGGGAAAAGCATACTGCTAACTATCTAAACCAAATTCTTTACTTCCACAAAAAGAAAGTGCGCGGAGAAGATAATAAACCAACAGGAGAAACACGCTATGAGGTTGAGTTTGTCAAATGTAAGACAAGTGCTGAACTTCTTGACCAACGAAGAACAATCATGGTGACAAAGCAGAATGCCTCTCCCGAATGGTTCGGACTACCGGAACTAAGAGAGGGCGGACTATGACTGATTGGAAGCGAACAGGTAAACCAGCGCATAACAACGCAAATGAGCGTAGCGCGGAAGACGAATACGAATGGGAAGCAGACCCCTCTTGTCAAAAATGTGGGGGTAATGGTGAAGTTTGGTATGTCGGAAGCGTTTATTCAAGTGATGGAGAAAGAGAACCCGAATGGACTAATGAGCCTTGCGACTGTATAATTCAAAGGTGGGTTATGAAACCCGACGCTCGCTGTCGTCAATGCAATGGAACAGGTGCGGTTCAAGAGAGATTGATACACCCCGATACTAAAGAAGAGTATATCAAGTTCCACGATTGCGTTTGCTTACGCTTTGTAAAGGAGATGATAAATGATGAATAAAATAATACACATACAAGGAAAAAATAAACCAAGACTATGCGGTGCTAAAGGAAGTTATGAACCCGTTGGGTCGAGTGACATATTGCCTATCTGTAAAGAATGCGCGGCTATCTATCTTATTGAAACAGGAGAAGTGGTTGAATGAGTTTTGTTCAAGCCACTTTTAACAACGCGGCTTTATGGGCTTTCATAACAGGCTTCGGTGAGGGTGTCAATGACCTTCGCTGTCAAGTTGCTGATATGAGATTAAAAGGTTCTGTTGATACTACTACGCACTACTTCACTAAGAGCATCAATGTATTGATGGAGGAATACAAAGCAGGTGTTGTCAACATTCCCGATGTTCACAAAGTCGGTGCGTTTCTCAAATCTTGTAAAGAGGACGACACTACTCTTCGCTATGTTGGTAATACACTGACATTAAAGAACGGTAATGATGAATTCAGCACACCATCACACGACCACATCATGTCTTACACAACAGTTGGAAGAGCCGAGCAAGCAATTTCAGCGGCTAAAAAAAACTCTTGGAAGAAACTTGGCCGCGCGGATTTAGAATGTCATGGTAATTTTAGCACAGAAGATATACAAGGATTGTCTTCTATGACCAAGGTTGTTGGTAAAGACGCTCCGGTTAAGGTTCGCCTTGCTGATAACGAAATGACAATTACTGCGGGTAATCAAAGAGGTGCTAAGATGAGCCGACAAATCAATGTTGATGTCAACGCACAAGGACAGGAATGCGAAACGGTCTTCGGTTCTCACTTCCCTAAACTATTGAACCTTATGTCAAGCGGAACTATTCTGTTCCACATGGGGAATAAAAGCGCGCTTGTCTTAGACCATTCGGAGATTGAGCAAACGCTTGTTCTCAAACATCAAGAGGGGGTGGATAAATGATTGCTGATGCTATCTATCACGACGACACACCACCTACTCTATACCTAAGATGGCGTAATGATAAAGGAGAACTGCAAGAAGAAACAGTTGATGATTACAGACCTCACATGTATGTTCCTATTGCTACACCGGAGTTTAGACTAACGCAACTTAAGACATCATTCCCCGGAACTACTATACTCAAAGACAAAACATACGAGGGTCTTGATGGTGCAAGTTTATGGCGAGTTGAAAACGATAACCCATACAATATACATGCTATGCGAAATATGTTCAGTAAAACATACGAGGCAGACATGAGATATGTTGACCAATACTTAGTTGAGAATGTATCAGTTATGCCTAACTGGAAGCCGCGCAAGTGGTGGTATGATATTGAATGTAATACAGGTGATGATAACTTCACTACTGTTATTGCTGTCATTGACTCCGACCTTGACACACCCGTTGTCTTTGCATGGACTGATGAGAGAACCAATTGTTCTTATCCAAATACAGGAAGATGGAATGAAATACATCAAAGAGAAGTGCGCGGAGAGAAATATGAACTACATCTTTGTTTCAGCGAGAAGCAACTGTATGAGAACTTCATTGACTTTTTACATGAACGCAACCCCGACATGATGATTGCTCATGCGGGAACTTTCTTTGACATACCTCACATGATAGAACGCCTCGACAAGATTTACGGTCATGGTGGCGCGTCTAAGTTAAGCCCCGTTGGTATTATTCGATACCCAAAGAAGGGAGAGCGATACCGATTTGACGACCAACCGATTGCTGGCCGTTGGCAGTTTGATACTGCCGCACCGGAATCAAGCGGAACAGGTTTTGAGCGTGTATGGAAAGACAGTGGTGGCGGTCAACTACCTAACCGTAAGTTGAATACTATCGCTGAAATACTCGGTCTTGGTTCTAAACTGACAGAAGAGATTGACGGTATGACTGTTCACAATGGTTGGTATGAGTATTGGGATGAGTTCGTTGACTACTGTTTACTTGACACGGTTCTGCTTCGTGGGATTGATGAAGCGCGTAATGTAACAGACTTCTTTGTTGAGATGGTTCGCCTTTGTGGTGTATCAATTCAATCAGCAACGAATGTAACAAACTTTGCTCGCGGACTTATTCAAAGAAGAACTGAATTGAAAGCATCGTCAAGATACAAATCCGAGAAGGTTGATTTTCAAGGTGCGGAGTTCATCATAACTGATGCGGGTCTGTATGAAGATGTTGCAGTAATTGATTACAAGGGGCTATACCCATCACTCATTACAGGACACAATCTTTGCTA